CTAAAAAAAGTATTGGCTATAGTGGCTTTACATTTGGTGAATGTAACCAGTACACAATATGGGGTTCTAAATATTGGGGAACCGGCGCTATGTTCTCATGGAATTCAGGCGATAACCGCATATTAGGTTCTCAACTTTATTTTGCTAACACTAAGGCGGCGTTTATTCGGTTTGATAACAATGTAAATATGGCTACAGAATGGCAACGCATCGCAACGTTTGAAAATAATAATACGCTAACATTCCCAAATGGCGCTAAGTTAAAGGTGGAATAATATGCCTAATCTAGTACTTGAAAAAGGCGGTCAAACGTTCCGGTTCGGACTGCATGAAGAAAAAAGCGTAACGCGTGGTAAGTATATAACTGTTCCATTTAATGGGCGTGATTATTACGCGCGATATGGCGACACGTCAACACCGCTAAAAATCGAAAAAGACGGCCGAACGTATTCCATACAATATGAACCGGTTGAATTCGTTTCGTACTCATGGGCCAGAAATGGTAGAGGTAACGGTGCTTATGAAGAAAGTGTATTCTTACCGAAAGGGCAATACAGAATTACTTATGCATACAGTTACAGAGATAGTAATGATGTGGTAAAAACAGAAACTAGCAGCGAAACTTTTGTTGTAAATACAAGCCGAGAAGTACGTATGAAAATAGAATACAACCAAGAAGTAAATATTCATAGAATATGGGTTGCGATACCGAACGTATACGAAGGGTATAAAAGAAGGTTGTATGGTAATATCACTTTTATAATCGAACGAATAGGGGAATAACAATGCAGCTTGATAGCTTAGAACATATGATAAAAGACTATGAACGGCGCACGGGCGAACGTATCAGCCTTGAAGGTTTTTATTTCGATGAAAACAACAATTACAAAGATAAATATAACTACTACTTCAAATGGTTCCCTAATGCGGGGTTCTTATTCTGGAGTATCAACGAACATGAGGGCGAACGGTACTTTACCATTTGGCAAACATACGGCGATATGAAAGTAATAGGTAAATATATTGTTGAAGTAATGAAGTTGAATGATCTTGATGTAATTGTAACGGCAACACATCGCAGCGTGCGCGGGTTCATTAAAAAGTGGAACATGGAACGTGTTCCAACTATGGACTATTCCTACAATGGGTTTAATTACAAAGTACTAAAAACGGTGCGAAAACACCTTGAAGCAACTTTGTAGAAAGGAAAAGCATGTTCACTTTTAACTTGCAATTATTTGGCGGCGGTGGCAAGAAATCGAGAGTACAAAGCATTGATGCTAAACTACCGGAAGCACCAGCCGAAGAAAAGCAAATGTTACAAGGTCAGATGAGTTGGATAAACAAAACTAACCAAAGCGCCAACACCTTGCAAGGTATGGGCGATAGGGCCTTGAATAACGTGATAACGCCAGAATACGGCAGTATGTATAATTCGTATTTAGGCGCTAACCGTGGCAACCAAAATGCAATCGGTGCGTTACAGAATATGGTAACAACTGCCGGCGCCAAGAATTTGACGGATTACACTAGATACGCCAATCAACTGGCGGCAAGTGTTGACACTATGAACAATGGTGCAAGCCAACTGGCTAACGAATATAACGGCGCATTGCTTAAAAATCAAAGTGCAATGGATAGCATTACAAACGGCCAACTTCCGACAGGATATGCAGATGCTAGACGTCAAGCACTCAACAACGATTTACAGGCAACTGTAGGCAATGTAGTTTCTGGCCTAGCAAGTCGCGGTATTGTGAATTCATCTATCACAGATAGTACATTGAATGATATTAGCAAGAACGCATCAAATACACTTGCGGCACAATATTCAAACGATTTAGGCCAAGCGGCGGCACTTAATACCCAAGCACTTAATAATAATTTAAGTGGCATCGGTGCAAAAATGGGCCTTTGGGGTAATACCTATAACAATCAACAAAACGGCATCATTAATCAAGCTAACTTGTTAAATCAAGGTTACGCAAATCAAATGAACAACGCCGGCACCGCAGCGGGTTTAGTAGGTCAACGCGAAGGGTTAGCGCAAAACCCTATTAATACAGGCGCAACTACTCAAAGTGCAGCTATTCAACCGGCTAAGGATTACTACTCTATGAGTCAGTTGAATAACGCAGATCAAGAAGATTTACTTAACAGATTTATGTCATTACGCTATGGACTTGCAGCACCAACTCAAACAATGGTTAAACAAGGTTCGGGCGGTTTCTTTGGAGGACTTATGAAAGGTTTTTGTTTTGTAGCGGGTACAGAAATTGCAACACCAGAAGGTGGCAAGGTTATTGAAACATTTGTAAATGGTGATACTGTTATCACGTTGGGTGCGGTTAATGATGTAATTGCATTGCATGATATGGGCGAAAAAGAAACACATCGCCTTGAAACTGTATCTTTTGGCGTAACAACCACAGGCACGGAAAAGGTATTAACTCCGGAAGGCTTGAAATTAGTTAGTGAGTTGGTAGTTGGCGATGTTATTATGACGGTTAACGCTTATGAACCTGTTACATTCAGCGAAGCAACTGGCAATACTGAGCAAGTATACGAATTGCAATGTACTGGCGATAATTTATTCTATGCTAACGGTATTATGGCGGAAGGTATCAGCGAAGAAGAATTGAAAGCTATTGCCGAAACACCGGAAGAAGCACCAGAAGAAACACCGGAAGAAAAGCCGGAAAAGAAAACTACAAAAAAATCTGAGAAAGCGGATAAAGTAGCAGAAGAAGCAACCGAAGAAGTTGAGAAAGTAGAGGAATAACGCTATGGGCGTAATCTATGTTAAAGACTTTGAACCGTGGGCGGCGTTAGGCGAATTAGCGGGGCAATACTTTTCGCATCGCTTAGGCGCTTTGCAGAATAACAAAATGGCGAAAGGCTATCAATCCATGCTAGGCGGTACGGCTGGAATGGTTCCACAACCTAATAGCGCGGGGCAAATCAATCAGTTACTGGCTAATTCCAATAACCCTATTGCCAATAATTTGATGCAAAAAAATAATGTTGGCTTATGGGGCGGCCAAAATCCGGCAGCACCAGCACAACCGATGCAAGCGAACACAAACGCACCAACGCCGATTGATGATGCACGCTTTACTGGTTATGCTAATGCGCCAAGTCCTACGCTACAACAACAATTACAGGCACAACCGCAACAAGCGCCACAACCACAACAAAATACGGGGTTATGGAATTTCCAAAATTTAAACAATACTGGTATTAATACAGGGGTACCGCAATCATATCAAGAAATGATGCAACAACGGCAAAACGCACCTTTTCATGGGGCGCCCAATTCGGCCGTAAATGGTAACGCCGATGCGGATAAAGCGCCGGGTCAATACTCTATACCAGATAAATCAACCGTAACAAGTGAAGCACGTAAACAACTAGGGGCCAATACGTTGGCCCTAGTTAAAGCCGGTTTTGATTTTAAAACGGCGCAAGGTTTAGCCAGCGAACAATATCAAAATGATGTAAATACAATGTATGCGCAACAAGTTAACGACTACCAAGAAAAGGTGCTTGAACCAATGCGCCAACAAATCATGAACAATCTTGTATTTACACAGGATAAAGACGGCAACCCGGTTGTAGATACCTACAACACAAAACGGGTTAAGGGTTTGGCGCCAGCCGTTGCAAGATATAACTATCTAGCCAGTAAAGTAGGCGCTGGCACTATTGATATGAATAACTTGAATTCTATTGCGGCATTGGATAAACCGGATTATAAATTTAGTTCCGCACAAAACGGCCATATTGTACGCTACAACATGGGCGATGGTACTATTCAAGATATGGGCGGTTATGGCAAAGTTGAAACAAAACAATTTGCGAACGGCCAAGTTATCGTAATGACTCCGGACGGCCAAATGAAAAACATCGGTAATTTCGGTGCGAAAAATATTAAAGTTATGCCAGACGGCAAAACGTATATTGTTGGCACAGACGGCAGTATGAAATATGTAGGTACGCACGTTAAACCGGCAACGTCGGCACAATCTGGAACTAGCGGATATAATGCACAAGTATTACGTACGCTTTCAGCGCAGCATACTGCATGGGTTAAATCTAATCCAGATAAAGCGGAAAATGAAAGTCCGTA